CTAAGAAACTCGGATCGCAGTTTGAAAACCACTCGACTCACTGCTGGAAAAATTGACCGTAGATTGATATCTCAATTGGGATACCAAAATGTTAATGTTTTTCATCGCATCGTAACGGATCGATATAAAAACTATTTTATTCATATTTCAATTGATGCATCTGGATCGATGTCAGGACAGAAGCTTCGCAACGCTATTACATCAGCAGTAGCAATTGCACAAGCAGCATCAATGACAACGGGAATCCGAGTACAAATATCAGTACGTGGGACTGAGAACGTAGGTAGCCATACTGAAAAATCCGTGACTATATATGCGTATGATTCAGCACACGATAAAATGAATAAAATTAAAGCATACTTTAAGTATCTAACTACATTTGGTTGTACTCCAGAAGGAATTGCATTTAAGAGTATCGAACAAGATATTAGAAAGGATGCAAAAGGAGACGAATGTATCTTTATTAATTATTCAGATGGCGAACCGACGAGTGTTTTTGGTTGTGCGGATCAATATGAAGGAGTAAGATTTACTAAGAAAGTTGTTAACGGATTGCGAGAAGCGGGTATTACGATAATTAGTTATTTTATACATGAAGGATATGTATCGGATAATACTCGAGACAAATTTAAAGCAATGTATGGTCTAGACGCTGCATTTATTAATCCGGTTGATATGACAGATGTTTCTAGGTCAATGAACTCAAAATTCTTGGAAATTTCTAAGTAGTTAATACGAATGCCGTAAAAGTTACATTATTATATATTTATAATAAAGGAACACGTATATGGTAGTTTATATTACAACGAATCTGATAAATAATAAACAATATATCGGCCGAGATATGTATAACGATCCAATGTACTTAGGTAGCGGCAAACTTTTAAACAAAGCTATTAAAAAACATGGCCGAGAAAATTTTAAAAAAGATATATTACAAGAATGTACTACATTAGATGAATTGAAAATAGCTGAAGAATATTGGATACGTTATTATAATGCATGTACTAGTAAAGAATTTTACAATATATTAGATAGTAGCACGGGTGGAGATAGTTTGACTAATCATCCGGATTTAGAAATAATTAAAGAAAAGATACGAAATGCTAGATCTAAACAAGTTATCAATCATTCTGATGAAACTAAGAAAAAGATAAGTGATGCACAAAAAGGAAATAAAGCATATTGGTATGGAAAATCCTTACCGGATGGTTCGAAATCTAAAATATCTGCAGCACTTAAAGGTAAAACTAAAAAAATATTAGAATGCCCACATTGTAAAAAAACCGGAGGCGAACCTCAAATGAAACGATGGCATTTTGATAATTGTACAACATATACGGGTAAAAAACATAAACCTACAAATGAAACTCCATGGAATAAAGGAGTGAAAAATCCATATAGTGACGATACATTAAAAAAAATGTCAGAATCACATAAAAATAAAATACCTTGGAATAAAGGAAAAAAGAATATATAATAAAAAAAAAGGAATAAGTTATGTCAAAACAAATTGAATTTAATTCGGACGCACGAATGAAATTAAAAAATGGAGTAGATGCGTTAGCAAATGCTGTAGCCGTGACACTAGGTCCGAAAGGAAGAAACGTAGTAATCGGTAAACAATTTGGTGGTCCTCATGTTACAAAGGATGGAGTATCTGTAGCAAAGGAAATCGTTCTCAAAGATCCCGTTGAAAATATGGGAGCACAAATGGTGAAAGAAGTAGCATCCAAGACAGCTGATATTGCTGGAGATGGAACTACTACGGCAACCGTTCTTGCACAGTCATTAGTGACTGCAGGATTAAAAAGTGTAGCAGCTGGTTCTAATCCAATTGATTTGAAACGAGGAATGGACAAAGCAGTTGGATGTGTTGTTGATGAACTCAAGAACATGTCTCAAGAAATTGGTAGCAACAACGACAAAATCAAGCAAATTGCAACCGTGTCAGCTAACAATGACGAATCAATTGGATCATTAATTGCAGAAGCAATGAAGGTTGTTGGAAATGACGGTGTAATAACTGTTGAAGAAGCAAAAGGAACTGAAACTGAAGTAAAAACAGTTGAAGGAATGCAGTTCGATAGAGGATATCTTTCACCTTACTTTGTAACCAATCAGGAAAAAATGATTACGGAAATGGATAATCCGTTAATCTTGTTGGTTGACAAAAAGATTTCTTCGATGAAAGAATTGTTGCCAGTACTTGAGCCAGCAGTTCAAACCGGACAAGCATTATTAATCATTGCAGAAGACTTAGATGGGGATGCATTGGCTACATTGGTAGTTAATCGTATTCGTGGAGCATTGAAAATTGCAGCAGTTAAAGCTCCCGGCTTTGGTGATAAACGCAAAGAGATGTTAGAAGACTTAGCTGCATTAACGGGCGGTACGGTTATCTCAGAAGAAAAGGGATTGACATTGGCTGATGCTACTATAGACCATTTAGGTAGTGCCGAGAAAATTGAAATTTCTAAAGATAAAACTACAGTTATCAACGGCGCTGGTGAAGTAGAAGATGTTAGAGAAAGAGTACGACAAATTCGTGTAGCTGTCGACAATGCAACATCTGACTATGAACGCGAGAAACTTCAAGAAAGATTAGCAAAACTTGCCGGCGGTGTAGCAGTATTATACATTGGAGCTCCAACTGAAACTGAAATGAAAGAAAAGAAGGATCGCGTGGATGATGCGTTATCGGCAACTAGAGCTGCTGTAGAAGAAGGCATCGTACCTGGCGGGGGAGTTGCTTTGATTAGATGTATCAATGCATTGGACGCAGTTAACGCATACAATTCTGATGAAAAAATAGGTGTTGATATTGTTCGCAATTCATTATCGGCGCCATTATATCAAATTGTAGCAAATGCTGGAGGCAATGGCGATGTAGTAGTTCATTTTGTTAAAGAAGGTGAAGCTGGATATGGATATAATGCAAGAACCGATGCGTACGGCGATATGATTGAAATGGGTATTATTGATCCAACCAAAGTAACTAGAACGGCAATCGAAAATGCAGCATCTATCGCGTCGATGGTATTAATGACAGAATGTGTAATTGTTGATGAACCATCTAAAGACGAAATACCGATGGATCCAGGAATGATGATGTAATGGAACAACGATTATTCAAACAATTAAAAAAAGTTACGAATAGAAAGCGTAAGAGGCCGGTGGAGGATATCCATCGGTCTTTGGCTATTGTAGAGTGTATTATACGGGATGCTGATGACTTCGGCGTAACTCCTCAAATAGTTACATTAGCATTGCAGCATATGAAACATAATCCTAAGTTAGATATATCTGATGCTATAATGCTAGCATATGATGAGTGGTTTGAGGCTGGATTACGCACTTTTAACAATGGTTAATATAAAAGTAAATAAAGATGACACCGGTATATAAACATGGAGAATCTGCATACATAGTTATGCGACAAACTGCTATACATCATTTTGCAAAAGGATTTGATGATCCACCCAACATGGAGTATGTGCAGATGTATATGAAGTGGTTAGGAGCAGACCACGCGTTACGAACCCAAACGCATTTCATGTTTTGCGAAACAGTTCCAGATGTAGATTTTGAAATCATAGAATAATTTCATATAATATGTTATGACAGAAAGAGAAGTACAATTATTAGGATTTGAACGAGAAGAATACAGTGACCACACTGGAGATTGGCATTACTATTCTTATCAAATCACAAACGGAATGTCCTTTATATCAGCTGCGAGTGATGAAATTGGAGAAGATGGGCATTGGTATGTAGATGTATTCAACACACAGGATCCAATTCGGTTTTGGAAATTTGAGAAAGTACAGTCACTTATCAATACTTTAGAAAAACATTTGATTAAAAATGACTAAATTAGAAATCAAAAAATGTGTTATGGAGATCATAGATTCATTGTGTGATAGAAATGGATTTGATGATTGGTGGTATAACTTGGATGATGATATTGAAAAAGAAATAACCGCAAAACTTGAATCTATAATTGAACGAAGATTAAACAAACAAAAAGATGAGTAAAGAACAAGCAAAAGATGCTCTAATCGAGTTACTGTATATTCAGATGATTGACCTATCTATGATGTCAAAGATCGAACTAGGAGATGATGTGATTGCTGAGATCAACCGACTTAAAAAGATTATCAATGAGTAAGAAAAAAATAATCAACATCGACTTAAGCGGTTGTAAAAACTGGAGAGAGTGTGAGAAGGTGATTGATCTAATTAGCTCAGGTAAAGTCAAAATTACAATTGCAAAACAAAAATGAACACGTTAGATAAACAATACACCGACCTACTGCAAGATATCCTAGACAACGGAGTTAAAAAACAAGACCGTACTGGGACCGGCACTATTTCGGTATTCGGTAGACAGATCCGTCACAAGATGTCAGAAGGATTTCCTTTACTTACAACAAAGAAGATGCCATTCCGTCTTATAGCAACAGAGTTATTATGGTTCCTTCGTGGTGATACAAACATTAAATTCCTTGTTGACAATAATTGTCATATTTGGGATGGTGATGCTTATAAGGCGTATTTAAAAAAATATGAAAAGGATAAACTTCATGGTGTTATTTATGAGGATAATGAAACTCATAACAGACCTTTTTACGAAGACGAATTTATTAATTGGGTTAAGAATAACGATAAGTTTTCTGAGCTATATGGTGATTTAGGTCCTGTATATGGTAAGCAATGGAGAAAGTGGGGTACTGGTGAAACTATAACTGTCGGACATAATGGTTTACATACTTTATTAGGTGAAAAAGTTATAGACCAAATCCAAAACCTAATCAACGACCTTAAAACCAACCCAGACTCAAGACGATTAATGGTAACTGCTTGGAATCCTGGTGAATTAAACCAAAT